CCACCATCTTGCGCCAAGATAAATACATCTAATCGCCACAAGTCAGAGTTGGCTGGTTTGAATCTGCCGTAATCTGTTATGAGGGTTGAGATTGCATCTTTAGCAAGACCACGCTCAATCAATTCTGCATCTGCTTTAACTGGAGTTACTCGTTCAAAAGTTCTGCGGATACGACCTGTGTATTTTGTAGCTTGACCGGCAGTACGCGAACCAATCATTGTTCGGCGCGAGCGATCTCGAACTGCAAGCCAGACCGGAAGATCGTGAGTAAAGAAAGTAGATTTACCAACGCCAGGTGGACAGTTCACCACAACATATTCTTTTTGTTTTGTACCGGCTAATTCTAAAATTTTGTAAGCCGCTTCTTCAGCCCAAGGTGAAGTTGAGAGAGCAAAGTATCTTTGCCGGAAATAACCAAAATCTTCTAGCGCTCTAGCTGAATCTCCTTTAACGCGATCAATCCCAAACACGCCAGCCTTCTCAAATCCAATTTCACCTAAAGCCTTATTAAGTCTAGAAGTTGGGATTTTTGCTTGGCGCATAACTGAGGCGTAACTTATGCCAGCCATAGAAGCAGCAGTTCGCTGAGAGTGTCCTTGACTTACCGCTTTGGCGTACTTGTTCCAGCGCGTGTCATCAATTCGTTTATTGCTATTGCCCATAAACTCTCTTTCGTAATGGTTACACCCTATCACTTGCGCGATGAGAATAATCAATGCTAGTCTGCCTAAATCGCATTGGAGAAGGTGCGATGAATTAAAAAAACTTAATAACGGATGCTTGGCAAACCGTGTAAAAAACCAAGCCTTCCACTCACAAATGGAAGCGACCCGTCAGATGGGGAAAATTCCCTATGCCTAGATTATGACTAGCACCCCGGTAGAAGTCCACCAGTAGCTCTAACAAAGATCTATAAACGGCGAGTTCTTTAGTGATTGTTATTTCGTATCGCCTAGCAATCAGCAAGCATAACTAAAGATCAATTAAAAACGCGACCACCCCCAGGGGTAAATCTTTGCCTGAAAGTAAACAACGGTAGATTAAGTGCCACCAAGAAAAGCCTAATTCAATTATTGATAGATATGTTTTAAAAGCAAAGACGCAAATATAGGGCTAGGTCATAGATTACGCTGATGAGATATAGTTCGTAAGGTGATATAAAAATACCCGCGCCCGCCCACCGAAGGCACACACCCCGTCAAAGCGAACAAGTGTTCGAATGAATAAACGGATCAACTCAAGCACCCGAACAAGTGTTCGAATATCTCGGCACTAATATTGGCAGACTAAATAAATTGCCCCGCTATATTTAGACTCCACCCGCTAAATGGCAGCTAATAGAATCAACCGGCGGCGCTCGATTACCTGGCGCTAATAGCGCAAGACTTTAAATTACTAGGTGCAAGGCCTAACCGTAAGAATGGAAATACCGGCGCGAATGGATAGCCGCCAATCCGGCGCTATATATTAAAAAATACTAGGCGCGGCATAATCTGGCGCGAATTAGTGGGGAATAGTGGGGCGAAATGGGGAGAATGCGGGGAGTAAATAACCTTTCAACCCTGGCCCTAATCAATTTAAGCGTGAATCCTGCCCGCCTAGCTTGATCTCCTACCCTTGGACATAATGCGCCCTAATGTCTAACTATTGGCCCGAATTGATACCACTAAGACACCGAAAGAATACTGGCGCTAGGTGCTTGCGCTACCGTAATCTATGGCCCTATAGTTATGCCTAACGCGCTGCAATGGGTTGCAGCCAATATCGAAAGGCTAAATATGAAAAGATATACCGCGCAAGCTAATAAATTCGGAAATGTAATTGTCTGCGGCGATGAAATAGCTCGCAACACTTACCGAATAATCTTCACCGGCACTTATAATGAATGTATGGCGATTAAATTCGGTGGCGTGAAAGTGAGCGCTAACTAATGAAAATTAACTATCCACTACCACAATTAATAGACGCTAACGGTTATCTATGGATGAGCGCCGAATTGTCTCCCGCTAAATTAAAGAAAATCATCCGCGCCTATGAATTAGCCGGTGTTGAATTATTCCAATTAGCCGGAAAGGTTGCCGCATAATGACTATTACAATGCAGGATACCGAAACGCCTAGCGCTTGGGTAGGCTGTTTAGGGTGTTATAACTCGGGCCGCTTATTCGGTAAATGGTTAGATGGCTTGGTGTGCGATGATCTCGAGGCCGCCGGACTAGCCGAAATTTTAACCATAGGCGAATACACCGCGCCGCGCTGCGTTAAATGCGGGGCCGATGAATTTTGGGTAATGGATCACGAAAATTACGGCGGCGCATTATCCGGCGAGTGTAATCCTACCGAGGCGCGAGAGGCTGCCGAACTATTGGCAAGCGCAGAGGACTACGAGCGCGAGGCGTGGGTCGCTTGGTTAGATAATGGAATGCCCGCCGATCTTGAAGAAATGCGCGAGTGCTATATCGGGGAATTCTCGAGTGATACCGAGCTAGGCGAGTATTTCGCCGATGAGTGCGGCCTACTTGATGAAATGCCGGAAAGTCTGCGCCGGTATTTTGATTATGAAAGTTACGGGCGCGATCTAGCGCACGATACTTTCGAGGTTAGCGGTTATTACTTTTGGAATCGGTGAGCGATGAGTAAATTAAAACTAACCCGCCGGGGTAAAATTCTTAGGGCCGCGTTAATTGCGGCCCTAATTGCGGGCCTATGGTGGGCAGGTAACGCCACTACACCGAAAGAGTGCCGGGTCCCGGTGTCGGAAATGCCGCAATTTTGCATCACCCTACTTTACCCCTAATTATGGACTATTAGCCCGGGCCTAATCTCCCGGGTTAATGGCCTGCAATTAGCAGGGATCGGACTAGCTAAGGATAAAAACTAATGGAAAATAAAGAAATAGAGGCGGCCCTAATCGCCTCGGGAATTACGCAAGAGCTAAGAGATACCGCCGCCGCGATGATCGCCTCGGGGCGCTTGGTAATTATTGGGGGCGAATAATGCGCGATTACTTAATCACTCGCTATTCATTCGAGGAATTAAACCCGGCGGCCCGCGAGAAGGCTATCGAAACCGAGCGCCGCTTATCTTGGGAAAATATAGATGATCACTATCTAAGCGAATATCTATCCGAGGCCCTAACGCGTGAGCTAACCGGGCAAGAGTGGGGCGAGGGTAAGCGTGAGCCTAACGATCTTAAACTCGCCTATTCGCTTAGTTATTCGCAAGGCGATGGGGTTAGTTTTACGGGCAGAATTACCCGCGAACAAGGCCCGACGCTAAATTGGCCCGAGGCTGCCGCGTTTATCGAATTTATACGCACGGACTCGCGCTATTGCCACCCTTACACCGTAAGACCCGAATTCTACGACGAAACGGGCGAGGAAATAGGCAGCGAAACCGAAATTAAAACCCTGCGCGCCCAATATCTCGAAATATGCGACACCCTCGAGCGCTTGGGGTATAAGTCTATGGAATACGACACGGGCGAGGATCGAGCTATCGAAACACTAACCGAGGCCGGGGAGATATTCCTAGACACGGGCGTTATTTCCCGCCCCGTAGGCCTTGCGCCGATGATTAGTCTTGCCTAATTAGCGCCGGATAGTCCGGCACTAGGGCGTTCTAGTGCCGGGTTACCTGCCGCTAATGGTGGGAGATTAAACTAATGAGAGGTAAAAAAATATGAATGCAGAGCGCAATTATTCGGGCGCTTGGGTAATTTCCGGCGTAATCGAAGGCGAGGGCGATCACCACTTTTTAACTCGAGCCTATTACGGCTACACCAAACGCGAGGCCGTTCGGTTATGGAATAAACAAGTGAGAGAGGAAGCCAACAAGTGAGAGAGTAAAAACAACTTAGACAAAAATTAAAAAATTGTCTAAAGTTAAAGTTTAAGTTTAGGGTAGAAATTTTTTTAGTTTCTCCTAGGCATAACTCAATCCCTTTAATATCCAGGGAAAAAAAATTTTAATTAGTTCCTAGGCATAACTCAATCTTCGAATGTTTATCGGTCCGGCTCAATAATTCGAGCCTAGCATCAAGCAAATCGTCAATACTCGAAAGTAAAATTTCTTTCTTTCTCCAGTTCATTCGTTCGCCGTACTCATCTATTTTTAATTGGGCAGCAACGTGAGCCAACGCTTCATCGAGATCCAACACGGTAACTTCAGCTTCTATTTGCATAGGAAAATGTTACGCCTGATTACGGTCATCCCGCTTCTTTTTGTAAGCCCTAACATCATCGGCTAAATAAAAAACTTCTTTGCCTTCTTTCTTTACCCAACAGATCGCTTTTCTGCTTTGCATTTGGCGAAGGTTATTTAAATTAACCCCTAAGTATTCGATCACTTTAAGGCACGACCATAGTTCTTGATCCATTAAAAGGGAGCCTTATCTGTGCCGGCAGGGTCAGCGTTTTCCAATTTTGTGTAACGCTC